AGAATTAAAAAGGTATATAAATGAACTTAAAGAAGTTGTTGTGTATTATAGAAAGGTTACTATTAAAGAAGAGGAGTAAAGATATGAATATATCACAAGAAGGGTTATCATTAATTAAAAAATTTGAAGGTTGCGAATTAAAATCCTATAAATGTGCTGCAGGAGTATGGACTATTGGATATGGGTCTATAAAGGGAGTTACTGAAAATATGCAGATAACTAAAGAAGAAGCTGATAAGTTATTACTTCATGAAATGGATGAGTATGAAGGGTATATTAATGATATGGTTACTGTAGATCTTAATCAAAATCAATTTGACTCTTTAGTTAGTTGGGTATTCAATCTTGGTCCATCTAATTTAAAATCATCTACTATGCTTAAAGTAATAAATAATAATGAACTTGATGAAGTACCTTCCCAGATAAAACGTTGGAACAAAGCAAATGGCAAAGTATTAGAAGGTCTTATCAGACGTAGAGAAGCAGAAGCTTTACTGTTCCAGAATAAAGAGTGGCAAGAGGTGTAATATGCCGTTAAGTAAATTTGTATTTAAACCAGGAATATTCAGAGAAGGTACTGCCTACGATAACGAGGGTGGTTGGTTTGATTCTAATTTAGTTAGGTTTAATGCTGGTAGACCAGAGAAAGTAGGTGGTTGGCGTAAGGATACAGAAAATAGTTTTTTAGGTACTTGTCGTGCTTTACATTCTTGGGTATCTTTAGACGGTAGTAAATTCCTAGGATTAGGAACTCATTTAAAATATTATGTGTTAGAAGGTGATACTTTTAATGACGTTACCCCTATTAGGGCTACTACTACTAATGGTATTGTTTTTTCTGCTACTAATAATAGTAGCACTATAACAGCTACTGATTCTAATCACGGAGCAGTTTCTGGTGATTTCGTTACTTTGTCGGGTGCTGCTACTTTAGGTGGTTTAATTACTGCTGCTGTATTGAATCAAGAATACCAAATACTTGCTGTTCCAAGTGTGAACACGTTTACGTTTACAGCGATTGACGCAAGTGGTAATACTGTGGTTGCTAATTCTAGTGATAGCGGTAACGGTGGAGCTGGAGTAGACGGATCATTCCAAATAAACGTTGGATTAGATGTGTATATTCAATCTACAGGTTACGGCTCTGGTGCTTGGAATGAAAATACTTGGGGCTCAGTTAATGCTTTATCTAAAACTAATCAATTACGTAATTGGTCTCACGATCACTTTGGTGAAGATCTAATAATAGCTGTACGTAATGGTGAAATTTTCTATTGGGATAAAACTGACGGAGTTCAAAATAGAGCTGTTGCTTTAACTGGTATAAATGGAGCTAGTTTTGTTCCTACTATATGTTTAGGGGTTACTGTTTCAGAAACTGATAGACATGTTATAGTTTTAGGTGCCGACCCAATAGTGGGTAACGCTAGGTCAGGTGTACTTGACCCTATGCTTATAGCTTTTAGTGACCAAGAGGATCCACTTCAATTTGAACCTTTAGATACTAATACGGCTGGTGACTTACGATTATCAGAAGGTAGTTTAATAGTTGGTTCTGTTAAAGCTAGACAAGAAACGTTAGTGTGGACTGATACTGCTTTATATAGTGTGTCATTTATTGGACCACCTTTTACTTTTGGTCTCAATTTAATCAATAATAACACAGGTCTTATATCTCCTAACGGGGCTATAACTTCACCTAGTGGTGTGTATTGGATGGGATATGATAATTTTTACGTGTATACTGGTAGCGTTCAAAAAGTACCTTGTAGCGTACTCAGTTATGTTTTTGATGACCTTAATGGCGGTCAAGCATATAAAATATGTTCCTTTACTAATAATGCACATGATGAAGTAGGTTGGTTTTATCCATCTGCTAACTCTATAGAAGTAGATAGATATGTTGTATTTGATTATAACGATAACGTCTGGTCTTATGGAGAGTTAAGTAGGACAGCTTGGTTAGACGAAGGCACAGTAGACTATCCTAGAGCTGTGAGCGAAAATTATCTATACGAACATGAGTTTGGTTATAACGATGACGGTAGCCCTATGACTAATGTGTTTATAGAAAGTAGTGATTTTGATATAGGAGACGGCGAACAATTTTCTTTCTTAAATAAAATTATCCCTGATATTAAGTTTTTAAGTAACAGTAACGAAGGTAAAGTTAACATGGTTTTAAAAACTAGAAACTTTCCTGGTGATACTTTAACCACTAACAGCACTAATTCTATAGCTAGTACAACTCAACAAGCACACATAAGAGGTAGAGCAAGACAAGCAGTACTACGTTTAGAGTCTGAAGATAATAATACAAACGGTAGTAATGATGATACTGGTTGGAGATTAGGTGCTACTAGGATAAATATAAGAAGCGACGGAAGAAGATGAGTAGACTTTTAGCTACTAGGCTTCCACAATCTGTAGGTGAGTCAGTCAATTCTGAAACATATAATAGATTAATAAGAGTTTTAGAACTTAATTTAGGCACATTTGACCCTGATAACACAAGGCAAATGGATCAAATTACAAGAGATACAGTACGATTTAACGTTGGTAGTCTTATATGGAACACCAGCATTGGAGTACTGCAAGTATGGACTGGTCAATATTGGTTAGACATCGGTGAACGGTTAATCGACCTTGGCTACGAGGCTACAGCCAGTTTAGGTAACATAACAGTGACTACTAATGGTGCCGTTTCTATAAACGCTGGTACTAATAACGCTGGTTATGATGTTGAAGCATACTATACATAGTATAAAGTTGTATATATAATAATTAGATGATCATAGGAATCGTGTAATGGGTGGTTTAAAAAGTGCATTTAAAAGCATAAAAAGGTTCGTTAAAAAGAACACACGAGACATCGCCACAGTTATAGGTTTCGCTATCGGTGGTCCAGCAGGTGCTGCTATTGGGCAAGGCATAGGTTCCTTAGGTGAAGGCAGAGATTTTAAAGATTCAGTGATGAGTGCTGGTAAAGTCTACGCTGGTGCCAGTATGGCACAAGGTGCTGGTCTTCAAGGTGGTCAAGGTTTTGGTCAAGGAACAGCAGGCACAGGCATTAGTTTTGGTGACCCAATAACAGGTAGTGGCGGTATAGGTGGATTTTTTGAAGACGTAGGGGCTACAGGTAGAGATATGTTTGGTGGTGGCGACGCAAGTCTTGGACCACAACAAAAATTCGGTAGTGGTGATTTGATGGGTGGTTTTGAGGACTTAAACATGCTGCAAAAAGCAGGTGTTTTAGGTATAGGTGCTAGTGCACTAAGTGGTGGTGATGATGCTCCTGCTGAGATGCCTGGACCAATAGACCAAAGCGGATATCTTCAACAAGGTTTAACTCCTGCTGTACTTAGTGATGTATATGGTCCATCAGGCGGTAGTAGTGGTATTGCTGGTTCAATGCCTAGTTTAGCTAACTCTTATGACTATGACCCAGTCAACTCAAGTTTAGAAGAATTTTTACGTAAACAACAAGAATACGAACTTGATTTCCCAGAGTTCGATAGAATACAAGTAAGAGGTGGTGGAGAAATAGGAAACATGATGCAGCCAATTAATTTAATGCAAGATTTTAAAGGCGGAGTACTTCAAGGTGACATTAATGGTAGATACGGACTCGGTGGCGGTCCCAAACGAGGCGGAGGGGTAATGGAACTTTTACAACCTGTCGGAGATTTTATTGAAAATAGAATAGGAAGTAATGAAATACAACCTACACTACAACAGTTCGCTACTACTATAGACAAAAAGTTTCCTGCAAATAATCAAGGTGGTGGTCAAGGTGAAATAGCTGGTGACTTAAGTGGGATAAGTAATGGTGATATAAATTATGGTGGTCAAGGTGAAATAGCTGGTCTTATAGATGCACAACCAATGCCTATGCCTATGCCTGTAAATAGACCTCCACCTATGAGTCAACCTTTACCTGTAACTCCTACTCCAGGAATGCTACAACCAGTTTCTCCTTCACTTGATCAACAACCAACAAATGCCGAATTACCTGAAGCTGGTAATTTTGTAGCAAGACTAGCAGACGGTGGTCAAATACCTCAAGGAGATTTAGATTTAAGAGAAGACGGTGGAGATATTAATGACCCTGAAGGTTCAGGGGATGAAGATACTGTACCAGCACTACTTGCTGACGGTGAGTTTGTTATGACTAAACAAGCTGTAGCTGGAATAGGTGATGGCGACCATGAGTTTGGTATTGCTCAACTTTATGATATGATGAATATGAACGAAGACAAAGCTCAGGGCATGGGCATAGGCAGGGCATAATGGCAACAGAGCAGACAACAGGGCGTACCGAGAGTTTACCACCAGAGTATTATAGACAGTTTATGGCGGGTGTTCCAGGAGCAAATATTCCTGGCATAATGCCACTATTAAATCAAGACTTAGTTAATAAACTACAAGGCATGGGCGTAGAAGGTGCTACACCATACAGTTATCAAGGTGACAGAATAGCCGACTTTACTCCAGCTCAACGTATGGCTATGCAGATGACAGGTGAAAACGTAGGTTCGTATCAACCTTATTTTGATGAAGCTACAGACATGGCTAGACAAGGCTATGGTGACGCTAGAACTAGTGCTGCTGAAGGTATGGATTTTATGCGTCAAGGTGCACAAGCAGGTGCAGCAGGTATAGGTGAAGCTCAAAATTTATTAAGACAAGCTCCTGGAGTTGCTAGAGATGCAACTTATGAAGGATTAGGTGCTTTACGTGGTGGTCAAGATACTTTAGGTCAAGCTGGTCAAATGGTAGGTGGAGCTAACGCTGACTTATCTCAAGCTCAAAACACTTTAAGTGGTTCTTTAGGTAATATCGGAGCTAGTGCTCAAACTGGTTTTGGTTCTACTCAAGGTTTTAACCCTGGAGATATTTCTAGTTTTTCTAATCCTTACGAAGATCAAGTAGTACAAAGAGCTATGCAAGATCTTGAAGACCAAGGTGCTAAATCACAAATAGCAGGCAGAGCAGAAGCTATAGGCTCAGGTGCTTTTGGTGGTAGTAGAGCTAGACTAGGTGCTCAAGATAGAGAAGAAGCAATGAGAGAAGCTCAATTAAAAACTGCAGCAGGGTTACGTAGTCAAGGTTACGAGTCTTCAGCAGGTAGAGCACAACAAGCATTTGAATCACAACAAAACAGACAAGCACAACAAGCAGGATTACTAGGTAATTTAGCAGGTCAACAAGCTAACATAGGTAGCCAGATGGGTACGTTAGGTTTAGGTCAACAAGGTGCTCAATTAAATCAAGCTAACGCTTTAGCTAACATAGGTCAAGGTCAAGCTGGCATGGGTGCACAAATAGCTGGCATGGGGCAAAACTTAGCAGGTACTATGGGTACTGCTGCTGGAGGACTAGGTAGTCTTGGTACAGGATTAAGTAACGTTTATGGTGGCACAGGTCAAAACTTAGCTCAAACAGGTATGCAATCTGGTACTATGGGTTCTAATACAGCTGGTCAAATGGCTGGGTTAGGTCAAGGGCTTTCTGCTTTACGTCAGGGTGACGTAAATAATATGATGGGTGTAGGTGGTATGCAACAAGGACAAAATCAAGCTGGTATGGACTTAGCTTACCAAAACTTTGTTGGTCAATATAACTTACCTGCTCAATTAATAGGTCAGGCAGGTCAAACTGCAGCAGGAATGGCACCGACATTAGGCGGAACTACATTAGCACAAGGTTCTAGTAGTGGTGGTTCTAACTCAATGATGCAAGGGTTAGGCGGAGCAATAGCAGCATACGGTGCACTGAGAGGTCAACCTGGACAACAACAAACAATGCAGAATATGGGTCCTCAACAAGTTGGTCCAGGTGGTGGACAACAAGGAACTAATCCAGCCAATAATAGAATGGCTAATGTGGGTAATAACATGCCAGTGAGAGACTTTACTCCACAACGTAGAGCTTTTTAATGATAAACGAACAAGATTTACAAAGTAGTTTCGATCAATCTGGTGTAATCCAGCAAGCTAGACAGATGCTGGACGCTGGTCAACCTATGGAGTTTATAGCTCAACAAACAGGACTTGATAGACAAACTATAGAAAATCTATTACTAACTAATCAACAAATACAAACACCGCCCATAGCCCCTCCACCTCAAGTAGATCAAATGGACATGGGTATTATGTCAAACCCGATGTCTAACGGTGAAACTCAAAGTTCAGTGACTGAAATGAATGCTGGTAATACAGATACTAATGATGTTATGGCTTTTCTAAATGAAAGTCTGGGTCTTGATAAAGGTGATGATGAAACCATGACTTTATCTCAAGCACTTAATAGCGGTAGTATAGCAGGTGTAGGAGATAACTCAGAAGCTTTTAGTTCTTTTGTTGATAACGCTAGTATGTTTGAAGATTTAGCTGACCCAGAAAAACTACAGATTTATAAAGATGCAGCAGCATCTATTATAGGTGAACCAGATTACGAAAGTTTAATTGAACAACCCGACAAGGTGATGCCGTACTTAGCAGCTGGACTTTCAATGATTAACTCTGGTGAAAAAGGTGAGGACTGGGGTGCAGCATTAGGTAAAGCATTTATTACTGGTAAAAGTACAGCTATAAAAGAAGATAGCGATTATGCTAAAAGTAAAGCTGTATTATTATCATCTTATCAAGGTAATATTAATAACTTAGTTACTTCATTAGCTCTAACAGAAATGAAAGATAGAATGGCATACAATAAAACTATGCAGATGGCTAAACTCAAAGCTCCTAAAATGTATGATTTTGTTGGAGCGTCAGGTACTTACACAGATAAAGAAACAAGACCTTTAGATGAATCAACTTATGCTCAATATGCTAAAGCTTTTCCTGGAATGGTGAGACCAGCTGAAAATTTACCACTTAAACCATACACAGTATCTTCTAGTTTAGACAAAGGTTCAGGTTCTAGAATGAATGTGTTCCTTGACCAAGACCAATTAAGATTTTATCAAAATGACCCTAAGTACGCTGGTGGTATAAGGGCTGGTCATGATGAAGCTACTAACATGAAACTTTATTCAGTTGAGCAAGGTGACGGTTCTAAAATGGAAAAGTGGTTAACTCCTGAACAATTCAATGATCTACCAGAAGATCAATCAGGTACTATTATATCTACCGCAGGTCAACCAGTTTATGTATATGATAAACTTAACGGTGGAACTGATTTTGTTAGCTCTATGGAGCTGACGCGTAATGGTGCTAGGTACGAAAAAATAAGTGCTTTTAGTGGTAGCATGGTTAGCCCCGACGGTACCATTATTGAATTTGGTAATGATAGTACTGGTAGTAGAGCTACTGAACGTCAAGGTATACGACAATTCGATAAAGTTAGAAATAAAATACAAGGTATTAATAGAGCTGTAAGTAGTTATTTTATTTCAGCTGATAACTTAGACAGTAACATCAACAGTTTTGTTTCTCAATTCCCAGATCAAGCTGATTTAATATTCGATAATATAGCAGGTAGAGGAGCAAAATTAGCAGATAATTTTGTTATTGGCTTAAAAGGTTTTGGTAATTTATTTCAACTAGCCCCAGAAAAAGGGGGCAGCAGTTTTTATATTGGTGAAACTAAAGTCAGTTACGATGAGTATGAAAATAATATTATAAGTTCTAGTGAATTTGAAACTTTTAGAGAAAGTCCTTTAGCTAAGTTTTTAGAAGAAAGCGGAATAACAGGGGCTAGACTTGACGCAGCATTATTTGAT